TCTGTGCTAGGAGGGGCTTTAGTAGGTGCTTCTACTACTGCCCCTGCCTGAGCCTGTGCGGCAAACTTGTTAATAAGTTCAGCATCTGTAATTACTTCTGGTGTCACGATTAGTTCTCCTTGTTATCTATTAGTAAGCGGTAAGTCCTAGACCATCTACTGGATTTCCATTTGAGTCTGTAAAGAAGACTGAAAGGCCTTCATGGACCAACTGCATGGTCTCAAACAAAATGGCGCCGTTAGTAGCGTCAAGGTCTGTAAATGCAAGATTAGTAATCCACGCATTGTGAATCTTAAAGCGCATTACTGGAATGTCTGCCGTAGCGTTTGTGTTGGGGTGTTGGTTTACAGTAAGAATTACATCAACACGAAAGTTGGCCCCTTGAGAAATAGGGTTGTTGCTTGGGTTATTGATTACTGAACTGTTAAGGCCGGAACCTTGAGCAGCGGTAAACAACCCACGCATCCATGTAATGGCTTGGTCATTTCCATAAAGAACCCCACGTGTAAACGTAATTGGGTTAAATGTAGTCATACCCGGAATCTGATGGACCGTAGTAGCGTAGCCACCTTCACGGTATTGGATTGACTGGGTGTTAATGTTAAGTCCACTTACGTTTGTGAACCCACCAACCCAGCCCGTGGAGACTCCACTAGAGGGGGTGTTAATGGCGGAGGCGTCTTTGATACGCTTATCAAAAACACCAGCAATGTCCGCCGATGCGGCTTGAAAACTGGCAGTAAATCGAAACCCGCGTAAAGGGTCTGTAGCCAGACTTGAGTTATAGGTACTAAGCGTTGTGCTAGGCATTTGGCCTTATCTCCTTACGCGATGGTGACGGTAGTTCCGCCACTGTATTGTCCGATGTTGATTACTACGTATTCAGCAGGACGTTGCAATGCAACACCTACTTGAATGTTTACATAGCCGTTGTCAATGGCTGTTTGAGGGTTAAGCGTTGAATCACACTTAACAAAAAACGCGGCAGATGGCGTTGTTCCAGATAGACCGCCTTGTTGCCAAAAGGCTGTGAGGAAAGCGCTACAGGTAGCGTTAAGGCTATTCCATAGGCGTTGGTCGTTAGGCTCAAACACAGCGTAAGCCGTTAAATCTTTAAGAGCCTTTTCTAAGTAGATAAGCGTTCTACGTACAGGAACATAGCGGTCTATGTAACCTGCTTTAAGGGTGCGAGCACCATACACGACAATGCCTGAGCCGGGAACATACTTAATAGCATTGACCGGTGGGTTTGTGATGTTAAGGGTGTCAAGGTCACTTGAACTCAAAGCCGTTACTGATACTGCGCCAGTAATACGGGCGGCCAATCCAGCAGGGGCTTTAAACACTCCACGAGTGGCGTCTGTCTTTACAAAAAGACCAACTACAGCGGCACCAGCACCAACTGTCTTTACCGCACCTGTTGAGGCACCAACACCGACTGTTGGGTCAGCAATAGTGATTTGAGGGTAGTAAACAGCGGCTTGTGATGTTGAAGTATACGTAGCGGCTAGGCTAAGTTGGTTAGCAGCAGTATCGTTAATTCCATCAACAACTACAAAAACATCTCCGCGCCCAACAGCGTAAGCAATAGCGGCGTTAATAGTTGTGGCATCTGTATACCCGGGAATGTTCAGGATAAGAGATTGAGTTACGGTATCAAATGGGCTTGGGCTAGAAAGAGCGTAAGTAACAATCGTTGAAGAAGTTACTGCGGAGCCGTCTGAACCAGAACTCAAAGACTGGTTGGTAACAACTGATGGGTTGTTTGTAGGAGCGGTAGAGGCGGAGCCAAGGTCTTGAACAGCAATCCATGTAGAGTTGTTGTTGATAACGTTGACTGCATACCGTGGGTCAGTAGAGAGCATTGTAATGTCATTCCACTGCTCTACGATGTTACCGGCAGAACTGCCACCGTAATAAACAATGAGACTAAAGTAACCTGTAAGTGATGAGGCTACAGTGCTGACGTTAATGCTGTTGCCCCAAGAGCCAATGTTTTTAGCGCTCACTTTAAGAGTAGCAAGTGGGGTACCTGCTTGGTCGCTTAGGGTTCTGTTAGCAGTTGTTGAAGATGCACCAGCAACGCGGTACACGTAGCACTGGCTTCCACCATTTGCAAAGAAAAGATAAACAGCCAAAGGAAGGCTGTTGCTTGCGATGGTGTTCCAAGAACCATACAGGCTTGTGTATTGGCTCCACGAAGTAACAAGTGTTACAGCGTTTGGTCCGCGGTCATTAGCGCCAATAAAAGCGCCGATAGACGTTGAGGAAGGACCGACAATAGGTTGTACAGGGTTAAGCGTCTCTGTGACGTAAACCCCGGGACGGGCGTATGTTGCCATTCTTTTATCTCCTTAGGTTATAGGGTAGAGACCGTTTATTTGACCGGGGTATAAGTAGACGGGATTGACGATGTAGTAGTGTTTATGTTGACAGTAGTAACTTGCTTTCCAACCACTGCGGCTGCAACGTCTGGGGTCATTTCGCTAAGTACACGGACTGTAAAGACGTTGCGGAGAAGGCGACGGTTACCCGTTTCCCCTTCAACAGTGTCTCTCTTGATGAAACCATCAAGAAACATAGAACGGCTACTGTTCTCTGTACCTAAGTCATTAGGGACAATTAAGTAGCCATACTTAGAAGGAAACTTTTTAAACAGTTGCTGCATAAGAGCAATGTCGTGGCGCGGATGACGAGCATAAGTAGTTACCTGAAACACAAGGTCATAGGCCACCGCAATGGGGTGGGTGTAAGTAACCCCACCAACGGGAGTAATGGTTCCACTGTAGTCAGTGTCAGTTAAATAGCCATAGGTTTGACGCTCATTGCCGGGAACAACGTCAATTAAATCAATAGTTATGTAAGGAAAAGTTTGCTCACGCACTTCAACATCTGGGTAACCAAACCAAACTTTAACGGTGCGATTAGGGCTAAAGTCGTCTCCAACTTTGATGCCCTGTACGTAAGACTTAAGCGCTGTCTCTTCAGCGAGTATAAAGGCCATCACCAAACCCCTAACTTTACAAACATTTCTGGGAGGGTACGGGTCTCTAAAAAGTTCTCAATGATTTTGGGCGCCCGCAAGATAAATGGGCGAATGGCGGCGTTAGGAAGTTGGCTTGGAGTCCCATACTCCATGTCTTCTACTTCAGTCTTATTTTCTTCTGGGTAGGTGACTTCTAATTGTAGAGTCGGAGAAAGGTCTACTTTTAAGACTTTAATCAAATCTTCTGGCCAGCCGGATTGGTGAGCAATAATGTGAAGGTCAGTTGTAAGTCTGGGAGTCAACTCCGCGGCCAACTCTTTGGCGTATTGTTCTAAGGTCTCAGCGCCGTTTTGCACTTTTAATGACCTTGCCAATTAGGTATGTTGCTACCACCACTTTTGCAACGCTAGTCTTGTGGTCAGGGATGTTCTGAACGATGGCGTTGGCAAACTCAGTATCTGAGGGCCCGTCAATCTTTTCAGCCATGAGGCATCTCCTAGTAGCACGCACACTAATTCGCAGGGGTAAAGCAACCTTCCCGCACGGGAATTACTCTAAGGATAGACAAAAGGCCCCGTTTCCGAGGCCTAAAGTCTGCCTCTGTTTTACCAGAGGGGCACCAAAGCAGTTATGGTTAACGCTTAAACCTTACTTCTTTTTCTTGTCGTCCTTCTTCTTGTCATCCTTTTTAGGGAATGGCTTGAGCAACTTAGAGTCCTTCTTTACAGACTTGTCTTCCTTCTTCTCAGCCTTCTTTTCATCTTTAGCCATTGTTTATCCTTTTCGTAGTGGGTTATTTGTTAATCTTAATACCAGAGCCACCACGCCTTGCGGCGGAGTTTCCCATAGAGATAGAAGCGCCCTGTTTGCTTATACGGATACTCATGCTGAGGTTACGAAGAGCAGGGCGGCTTTTGGGGTTCCAGAAGCAGAGATAGCGTAGGCGATTTCGTTAGGGCCAAGGGAATCTAGAGTAATTGATTGCCCTGCGCTTAAAGCCACACCGTAGGCAGTGGTAGAGACCCCGGGCCCACCAATGTAGATAACAATAGAGGCGTCAGTGTTCTGAATTAATACGTTTTGGTACTGAGGCTGACGGCGGGTTTCAATGCTTGTAGTGACAGTAGGGACTGTCCAAAGGGCTGTTGGCGTTGAAGAGTTCAACGACACTAGCGGGTTAGAGTGTGATAAAGCCATAAATGTTCTCCTTGGTCAGTTGGCGTATGCTTGGAACTGTGGGTCATTAACCATTTCCTCAGGCATTACCTGAGTTAAGTCTACGCTAAGAAGAACAAAAGTTTCGGAGATAATGCCTGCCTGTTGTGTCTGGAAAGGGCGCCAAATTTGGTTCTTCCAAACCACTCGGTCCCTGTCTCGGTTATCTGGGTCCAGCATAGTTCCGGGGGCAATCTTCTCAATGTCTAGGGCATTGATAGTCATGTGTAGATAGTCAGCGCCATAAAAACCTTGCTGGCTAATCTTGGTGTCACCTTGTTTAATAACCGACCTAATGACTGGAATCTTAAAAGGACCAGTCCAGACTTTTCCGCTGGAATCATTTAGCAAGATAGAGTCGCCTACATCAAAGAGTGGGTCTATTTCCGTATGTACAGCATCATAGATGTACCAAAGCGCCGTAGTGCCCACGGGGTTAGTGAGGTCGTCAGTAACACCCTTCCAGATTTCTTTTGTCTCAAAGTCTGAGGAGAACCTGCCTCCGGGCGTATAGGCGCGGGACATTTAAGCCTCAGGAGTTGGCTGAATAACTACTGGCGTTTCAGCGGGGATAAATTCCCCATCTTTGTATCCCCACTGCACTACATTAAACCCGTCTACTTGATTTACGTATTGCTTAGTGGCGTCTACGATTGTGGGATTACTAAGCAAAATAGCCGCTAAACGGTCATCTGTATGCAGAACGTCTTGCACTACCCCGTCTAAAACAAAAGCAATTTTGTTAGGTGGAAGAACTGGTTGGTCGGCCATTAAATGTCTCCTTTGAAGTTAATTCTTACTTGTCCCCATTTATGCTCTGGGCACTCTGCATTTGGTAGTTTTACCTTGGCTGACATAAAACAACCACACTTAGAGCAGTTGCCAGTAGGAAGTAGAAAAGGGCACTCTTTGCAAATAGCAAGTCTTTCTTGAGCAACGTCTGTGGCTACTCGGCCAAGTTCTTTATTAAACAAGTCCCAAGGACGAGCGGGTCGGCTATAGGGGTCGGTCATAGAATCTCCTTAGGATGCCGAGAAATTATCTACGGTGGTTCCCTGAGTTAAACCTCCGGGAGTCTTAATGATACCAACATACGGCGCTGTTGTGGGAGAGGAAGGAGTGGTACTAGACGTACCTACTTGTGTGGTTAAGGACGCATCAGAGTAGGCGGTTTGAGTGATTGTCCCACCAACAATCGCTATTTTTATTGAGGCAGCGGCCGCGGATAAAGCGGTGTCTGAAATTACTGTAGACACTGTTCCTGAAACATTTTTGTACATTCGCATGTAGTAGTAATACGACGTGCAAGAACCGCACCCACAAGAGTAAGAACCACATGCAAAACTGTTACATGAGTTGCAGACAGCGCAGGAGCAGTTGGCGTTTGGACAGGAGTTATAACTTGTGCACGGAGGTGCTCCAATAATGTATCCAGTACCAACTGGTCCGGAATAGCAGGCTCCGTTGTACAAGTACCCTGAACTACATGCTCCATAAGTCGCACACCCACAAGAGATGTCAACGCAACTATTTCTAGTCTGACACCCACAGTTAGTACAGTCTGCTCCGCACGCGGCCGGGCAAGTCCCGCATCCGCAACTATAAGTGCTTGAGGTGTTGTATGGCACTGTTGCGTACCAGTTATTGGCGTCAGAAACCCACCATGCCACGCCAGTCCCCTCGGACACTGTGGCACTAATAGTTCCGGTAGTTTTAAAAGGAACAGAGGCTATTGAGTAATTGCTTCCGGCGTCTGCACTAGTGGCCTGTGCGCCATTGGCCGTCCACGTCCCTTTAATCCCATTCCATGTTTGTCCTGAATCGGCCGTTCCTAAATTAGATGCTGTGGTTCTGGTGAAGGTGTCCGTTACAGCATTAACTATAAATACCGAAGCAACTTTAAAAACGCGGGCCGTTGCTCCTGCCCAAGTTGATAGCAGAGGCATTATGCAAACTTAGTAAACGAGGCATACAAATCATAAGTAGCCGAGGCTGTTTTAATAATAGTAATTGTGTAGACGTCGGTAGCGGTTGCGCTACCAGAAGTAGGGGCTACTCCACCTGACCATTTAAGAGTTTGCGAAACGCCGTCAATGCTTAAAGAAGTCATGTAGTAAGGGGTTGAGCCATTGGTGTTCATAAAAACAAAGGTAAGGGCGCTACCGGTTGCTAATGTAGAATTAAAAGTAGTGCTGCCGTTACCACGAACATTAAGAACAAAGTTAGCAGAGGCGTTGGTTGTGTACTTTAGAATTGCTTGGGTTAAAACGTCAAAGTTAATAGTTCCGGTGGCGGCCGTAGCCGAGTATGTAGTCGGTTCTTGTGGGGAAAGCAGGGTAGGGGAGTTAAGTGTGGCGTTAGCAAAAGTGACGCCTGAGCCTACAAATTGGCCTGAGGCATTTATGTAACTGACCAAAGTTCCAGAAGAATTGCGCCATTCAGTTAGATTGGCTGTCTGCCCAGATGTGGCAGTAACTCCAAGACCTACGTTTGCGGCCGCGGCGGGAGTAATGGTGTTGGCGCCATCAGAGGCCTTACGAAGATACTGGGTATGACTGTCGGCCACAATGCCCTTTTCAATGTTGGCCAAGCGTCCAGTAACGGTTCCGTAATCGGTTGCCGTGTTAGCCCAACCAGCGGCTGTGGCCGCCGTGGCTAGAGATGGGGTTATTCCGACTGCGGTTTCAATAGCCAAAACCTCACCCTGAATGTTGTTAGGGTGGCTGGCATCAATGATTTCTGTTGTATTTACATGGGTACTGAAGGCCACTAATCCGCCGGGGTATGTCGCCAAGGAAGGGCCTCCAGTAAGTAGAGCAATCAACTGCTATGTAAAGGATAGAGAAGAAGCCAGCATCTGTACTGGTAAACTGGCGGCCATGAACTTGGTTCAGTACTCAGTAGAGCATGGTGGCCAACTTTCCCCTTTAGCAATACCGGGAACCTTTGGGGGAATGAACCCCAGCGTCTTTATAGATAACGACGGGGAAATACTTGTAAATGTCCGAGTAGTGAATTACATCCTTTGCCATTCAGAGGGGGCGCAACTCTTTCCCTCGGCTTGGGGCCCACTCTCCTACCTTCATCCTGAGAATGACCAGCGCCTAGTAACAGAGAATTACCTAGTGCGGTTAGATGCGGGCTTAAAAATCACAGACTGCACAAAGGTAGAGATGCTTAACCTTCATACCCCCATGTGGGATTTTCATGGACTAGAAGATGCCCGCCTTGTGCAGTGGGGTGGTGTCTATTACTTAATTGGGGTACGTAGAGACACGACTCATAATGGAGTTGGTCGTATGGAATACACAACTCTTGCACTAGACAAAAAGAATTGGTCTGCTAGAGAAGTAGCGAGAAAAAGAACTAAAGCCCCTAGCCCAGACGATTCCTACTGTGAAAAGAATTGGGTGCCCGTATTAGACAGGCCTTTTACATTTATTAAGTGGCATAGCCCCGTGGAGATTGTGCAAGCCTTTCCAGACAAAGATGAGACTACACAAATTTCACTAAAGCAAGGGGTTCAACCAGATAAAGACTTGCGTGGAGGCACTCAGTTAATTAGGTGGGGTAAGCATTACCTTTCTATTGTGCATGATGTAGACCTTACGCCTAACTACCTTAAGCAAAAAAATGGCGTCTATAAACACAGGCTTTGTGTCTGGGACGATGACCTTAACCTTGTGGGGGTCTCTAACCAATTTACATTTCTTGACGGCCTTATAGAGTTTTGTGTAGGACTTGCAAAACAAGGCGAAGATGCTCTTGTATCGTTTGGGTTTCAAGATAATGCCGCTTTTATTTTACGAGTACCTAAGGCGGTTATTGAGCAGTTAATTGTGGAGGCGCTCAATGCTTGATGAACTTTTAACTTATCTTGCCTTTGAGCCTTTTTCCCCCCACAATAATTTTGTTGTTGCCGAGGAGTACTTTAAGGCAGGGCAGTTGGCTAGTGCAGTTTCTTTTTATTTACGAACGATAGAGTTTGGAAAAGACTCTCACCCAGAGTTTGTATACGCCTCTTTACTCCGTCTTGCCAAATGCTTTGATGCCCAAAACAATAGGCTTATTAGCGTTAAGAACGCTCTTCTTCAAGCGTTAGCCTATAACCCAGAGCGACCAGAGGCTTATTTTTGGTTAGCCCGTTTTCATAGGAAGAACGCGAACTGGCAAGAGGCTTATACTTTTGCAGTGCTTGGTAAAACAAAAAAGCGCTCTGTACTTTACGCTTACGGCTTAGAGTTTGAGGACTACTCCTTAGAGTATGAGCAGGCTGTGTCTGGGTGGTGGATTGGTCGCAGGGAGGAGTCTAGATGGCTCTTTAATCAACTACTAAGTAAAGACTTAACACCGGAATACCGAAAGTCAGTGGAGGACAACCTTGCTCTTATTTGACATTGGTGCTAACCGTGGGGACGCCACATGGGCTGGGCTTAATAAAGGTTATGATGTCGTGGCTATTGAGCCCGGACGAATCTACTCTGAACTAGCCAAAAACTACATGTACAACTCTAGAGTAACCACTCTTAAGTACGCAGTATCAGATACGGACTACCAACAGATTGAGTTCTATGAGGCGGAAGAAGATGGCCTTTCCTCTATTAACCGAGAGTGGCTAACTAAAGAAGGTATGCCTTATAACGGCAAACCCTTTAGAACTAGACAGGCTACAACTATCACTATAGATACTCTTGTAGAGAAGTACGGAATCCCAGACCTTATTAAGATAGATGTAGAGGGCGCTGAGTGGAACGTCTTTAGGGGCATGACCAAAAAGTATGGTGTTGTAACTTTTGAGTGGACTTACGAGACTTTAGAAGAGCACATTGCACAACTTAAGTACTTAAGAGAGTTAGGTTATACAGAGTATTGCCTTAGGTTTATAGAGACGCATCTTCAAGAGCCTCCAGAGAATTTATGGGTGTCTTTAGAGACCGTAGACTTTCTAGAAATTCAACTTTTCGCTCAAGCCCCCGATTGGATTGCAGGAGACTGGAAAGAAGCAGGGCTAAGGCCTACAGCAGATGTAGGTATGCTTTGGGTGCGTTAGTTTGCTCCGTAAAGATAAATGTCTCCCGTAGTATTTGAGGTTGATGCTTGTCCTTGAATTGCTATTGAGGTAATTAGAGATGATAGAAGATAATCACCTTCTAATTCAAGAAGGACAGGAGACCCCCCACCACCACCTGCAACTGTTGCTCCTGTGTATAGAGAGGCTGGTAGGCCAACGGGAACAACGGGACGTTCCGAGATGTGTTGAAAACTGTCAGTCACGTTGTCTCCTTAAAAGTTAATTAGGCCTTTGCTGCGTTGAGAAGCGTGTCAATGTCGGTCTGAGTTAGACCCAACGCCAACAACTTCTGATTGGTAGCGGCAAGTTGTGCCGCTGCCACTGCATCTGCAGCCGCTTTGGCATCTGCCTCTGCTTGTGCTTGAGCCGCACTAGCCTCTTGAGCCGCAATCTCCTCAGCCGTCTGCGGGCGAGTTACTACTTCGCCTGTTTCGCAATTTACTTCAATTACATCTGCCATTTGTTTTCTCCTTATGAGTTTTTGATACCGTATAAATAAAAATTGCTGTACTGAACAAAGTTGCCAGAGTTAGGCGTTAAGACGATTGAGGTGATTCCACTTGCGCCTCTGTAAAGATGAGCATTTGCTTGAATCTCAGCATGAGCCGCTGTCGTGTCACTTGTTTCAATCACATCAATTCCAAAGAACGGCTTGCTTCCCGTTGAGTTGTAGTTCGGTATGTAGATTTCCCACGCTCCGAAAGTTGAAGCCGTAGCACTTGCGCCATCCATGTTCGCTATCAAGTCC